AGGGCGAGTACGTTCAGATTCCCCTGGACGTGGCGGCGCTGTAAACGGAGGGGATTATGGCGGGATTTATTTATCGTTTGGCTATTGACCTTAAAGACTTGGGAGAACGGCGCAAATGGGGTTGGCTCGTTCGCTTTGGCTATCGGCTTCAGGGGGTGGCGTACCGTGGAAAAGCTAAATAGCCAGGAACGCATTTTAGCCGAGGTGGAAAAGCTTATAGAGTTTTCGGTTGACGGCCTGAACAATAAGCAGCTTGCCTTCGAGATGAAAACAACCGAGGCCTCTATTTGCAGAGACCTCAAGCTTCTTGAAAAAAGGGGCTGGATTGAACGCTCACAATCAACCAGCAGGTGGCGGCTGACACCCAAATTCGGGAACTTCGCGGGAACCATTATGAAATGTTTTCAAACCGCGAAGCTCAAATTAACAGAAGATGAGGCGCGGTACGCATCCGCGATGCAATAAGGGAGAAAAGAATATGGCTAAATATGACGGGCTGCTTCTTGTGCCGGCGACAGATCCGAATTTCCTTTCCGGTATCGGAGATCTGGAAAACTGCGATCTGGCGGCAATGTTAGGAGAAATGAAATTACTTGAAGAAAAAGGGGAACACCACAAGGGAAGGATAAAGGCCGTAGAGAATGAATTGGCATCCAGGGGCGAGGTTCCTGTGCCAAAGCGGGGCCGGAAGGCAAAGACTGGCGAGAACAGCCGGGAGATTGTAGCAATGGATAAATTCCAGGCTGATATTGAAACCGCCGAGCGGCTTTATGGCGACGGGATGCCTTATGACAGAGACAGGCTGGAAGATTCGGCCAAGTTTTACTTGGCCCAAACGGCTCAGGCTCTTTTTGAATCAGGAAAAATATTTTTGCGCTTAAAGGCCCATGAAGGTCACGGCGGTTTTATGGAATCACTGGCTCGTATAGGTATTCCACAATCAACCGCTAATTATTCAATGGCGGTGGTTTTGAAATTTGGTCCAAATTCCCAAGCGCTTGGGAATTTGGGAACAACAAAAATTCAAATGCTGACTGTCCTTGACGAACCTGACATCAAGGCTTTGGTAGAAGACGGAGCAGCAGGGAACCTTACTATGGATAGCGTTTCCAAAATGACCACCAGAGAATTGCAGGCGGCGCTTCGCGAAGAGCGCAAGAAGCGCGATGAAGATCGGAAAACTCAAGACAAGGCCATTTTCATGAAAGAGAAAAAGATCAGCGAGCTTGAAGCCCAGCTACGTTACCAAGAGCCTCCCACCCAGGAACAGCTCGCCGCCGTATCACTTGAGCCTCTCAAGAAAAAACTCTTTGAGCATGTCCTCTCGGTGCAGTTCTACCTTGACGAAGCGGTAAAGGTAGTAGTCCAGGCCCAAAAGGTTGAGGGCGCGACCTTCCCCCAGCTTCAGGAATGGGCGCAAACCCACTACGAACAGCTTGCGCCCATCGGAGAGCTCTTTGAAGAACTGGATCAGGCATTAAACAACTGCGGCCCTGACAGGCCGGATTCAAACGGAATGTAGGGGGCGCGATGTACCGGGAATATGTCCAGCGGATGGAAAAAGCGGAAACAGCGGCGGAACGGAGGAAAGTCATCGACGAAATGCGCCGAATGTTCGCATTCTCTACCGCGAAGGCGTATAAAGCCCTCAAGGAATCGGGCTGGGAATCCGGACGGAAACCCCGCAAGGATGCCGGGACATCAACCCTTAGCGATGAGACCCTCGCCCATGTGGCGGCGGTTATCAAACACGGATTACGGAAAAACGGCAAATCAACCATGCCTGTCAATGTAGCCAGGGCAATGCTCTTGGCCAACGGCATCGACATCCCCATTGAAAACAGCCGCCTCCGGGAACTTTTAAGGAAAAACAACTTGAGCATAGAAAATGCCAAAGTCGCTTCGCCCCATTCGCGGATGCGGAGCCTGTACCCAAACCACGTCCACTTTGTCGACCCTTCCCTGTCCCTTTTATACTTTGCGCCCGGCGGGAAACAGCACATCCTCCGCGATGACGAAGTATACAAGAACAAGCCGTTCCTCGAAGGCAAGGAAGACCTCAAATGCTGGCGCTATGTGTTGACGGATCACTTTTCGGCTTCGATTTGCGTCCGGTACTACGCCGCCAAAGGCGAGACTGCCGCGAATATGTACGATTTTCTGCTTTACGCCTGGGGCCAGAAGGATAATCCCGCGTACCTGTTTCACGGCCTGCCGGGGTTTCTTTTTTGGGACAAAGGCTCGGGCAATATCAACGAGATGACGACTAACGCCCTTTGCGCCTTGCGGGTAAAAACCGAAACCCACAAAGCAGGGAACCCGCGGGCCAAGGGGCAAGTGGAAGAGGCCAACAACCTTGTGGAAACCCATTTTGAGTGCCTGCTTCGGCTGGAAGAAGTCCACAGCATTGAGGAGCTCAACGAAGCGGCTGAACGCTGGTGCGCCGCCTATAACGCCAACATGATCCCGAACCTGGACACCCGGCTTCGCCGCGGCGGCCAGGTAATAGGGGCCAGGACATTCCTTTGGCAGCGCATCAAAGCGGAGCAGCTTCGGGAACTGCCTGACCCGGAAATATGCCGGCAGATTTTCACCAAAGATGCAAAGCCCAGGAAAGTAGCCGGGGATCTTACAGTGAGCTACGCCCATCCAAAAACAAAGCAAACAATGCGTTACAGCGTAGCCGGGCTTCCGGGGATTCTCATAGGCCAGGATGTAAATGTCCAGCCTATCCTCGTAGATCCTGAACCTTTGATCACCGTGAGTTACAAATGCGGCAAGGAAATCGTCAGCTATGAAATTGAGCCTATTGCTTACGGCGAATTTGGGTTTGATGAAAACGCGGCAATTATCGGCGAGGAGTACAAAAAGCAAAAGGAAACAGCGCGGGAGGAAAACGCCAAAGAGCTGGCCGCCATTACCGGGGGCCAGAGCAGGGAAATACCTTTCGCGTCAATAACAAACGGGGAAGGGCTTAAAACCCACAGCCTGATCCAGCCTGAAAGCCCCTTCCTTCGCCAGCGCACCGGTGAGCAGATCAGCGTCGCCGCCCCCGATAGCGTCCAAATCCACGACACCCTAATAAGCCATTTCGAGGCCGCCAAGCAAGTCAAAGCCAGGAATGGCTGGATAGACGAAACTTTCATCGACCGGATGAAAAAGGAATTCCCCGCAGGCGTTCCTTCATCCCTGGTTGACGATATAGCCCATGACGAAGCCGGCGCGGACAGCGCCGCCCAATCCATGTAGGAGAAAAAATGCTAAACCTCAACACCCGAAAAACCTTCGGGATTTTCAAAGACCCATTTACGGACGATGTCATCACCGCCGATGATGTCTACCTCAACGACGTGTCCCGCTTCGCGGTTGAGTACCTGTACCAAACCGCCAAGGCAGGCGGGATGCTGGCCCTCATCGGCGAGTCGGGCTCCGGCAAGAGCACCGTCCGCCGCCTCGCCATCGACCGCTGGCAGGCGGAAGACCAGAAGGTCAGGATCATAAGCCCCCGCATCATCGACAAGGGGCGGCTCACCGCGGCCCTCATCTGCGACGCCATCATCGCCGACTGCTCCACCGAAAAACCCCGCCGCACCCTGGAAGCCAAGGCCCGGCAGGTAGAGCATATCCTCACCAACTCCAGCCGCTCCGGCTTCGCACACATCCTCATGATCGAGGAAGCCCACGACCTCTCAATCCAAACCCTCAAGTACCTCAAGCGCTTTTGGGAATTGGAAGACGGCTTCAAGAAGCTCCTTGCCGTTGTCCTAATCGGGCAGGTCGAGATGAAAGCCAAACTGGACGAGTCCAAAAACTGGGAAGCCCGTGAAATAATCCGCCGCATGGAGATCCTCGAGCTGGAGCCTTTGGCGGACAAGAAGGAAATCGCCGGATACCTGGACTTGAAATTTTCGCGCCTCAAAAAAGATCGGAAGGAAGTCTTTACCGACGATGCCTGCGAGGCCCTTGCCCGCAAGCTCCAGCGCCAGACCCGTAACGACGTGGTGTACTCGGTTGCTTACCCTTTGCTCATCAACAACTGGGCAAGGAAAGCGATGAACTTGGCTGCTTCCATGAAAGTCAAAATCGTGGACGCCGACGTGGTGAACTCGCTTTAAAGGAGAAAAAAAATGAAGTGGTATTTGATCGGAATGCTTCAGGGAGCCGTAGCCGTTCTTGTTGGGGCTGCAATAGCTTTAATGATTATTCACTTATTTTCTTGAACTTTTAATTGGGAGGGGAACTATGGTAAAGATGACGCTTACTTTTGATGAAGAAACAATAGAGACCTTGAAAGCCAAGGCAAAGAAAGAAGGGTTTATGCGCCCAACAACGCTGGCCCGGTATCTCTTATTGCGGGGCCTCCGGGAAAACGCTGTGGCGCAGTTGGAAGAAGGGCCTGACACAAAAACAATTGACATTCCGGTCGACAACTACCGGGAGCTTCAGGGCTATGTGGAAGAAAAGAAGATTGGGAATGTCGCGGTCTTCGCGGTCTTTGCCATGCAGCAGTATATGAGCCGGAATTCGCTCACAGAAGCCCAAAAGCGAAGGGTTGAGGAAAGATACGGCATAAGCCTTGACGGTTGATTCTAGGGGCTTACGCATACTGCGCAAGGGGTGTTTTAAATGAATCAGGGAACTGCTAAAAACCTGCAAAGCAAGAGAAACAAGCTCATCCAGCTTATCCATATCGGCAAGGCAAAAATGGCCCTCAGCGACGACATTTACCGCTCTTTTCTTGAGGGCATTACAGGTAAGAGGTCCTGCGCGGACATGGGCGTGCGCCAGCTTGAAGCGGTACTCCGCGCCATGCGGAGTACCGGCTTTGTCCAGCTTCCTGAGCGGGTACGGCCGGAAGAGCAAGGCATGGCAAGCCCCGAGCAGCTTGAGTACATCAAGGGGATGTGGCAAAAATGCGCGCGGAATAAAAACGATGCGGCGCTCCTGGCCTTCGTGAACCGCATTGCCGGAGTTAAGTCGCTCCGCTTCCTTACCGTCCACACAGCGCAGAAAGTTATTTTGGCGTTACGCGACATGATGGTCAAAGCCGGCTTTGATCCCGATACGTCGGAGGCTCCGGATGGCTAAGCCCCGCGGGCTTGTAGAAGATCTGATCCTTTCCTGCACATCCAGCGGAGTATCGTCGGAAACCGCGCAAAAAGCGGTGCGGGCTATTTGCCGTTACTACGGCGGCCAGATGACTTACATCCCGGCGCGTAAGGTGGACGGCACTTCCGCGGAAAGCCTGCGCAGAGTTATCGCGGACGCGGTAGGCGAAATCTGCGCGGAAAAAATTCTTGGCAAAATCATGGCTCTTTACGGCCGCCTATTGCTGTATATCCCGGACGAGAATAAAGCTTTCCGCAAAACCATCGCCCTTGAAATTTATGAGCGGCTTGGAAAAGACGGAATCACCATGAACGATTTGGCCAGGGAGTACCGTATTAGCGCCGCCTATGGCTATAGGCTTTGGAAAGAGGGCCAGAGTGAAAAGCTCCGCCCCTC